GGTATGCTTCACACCTCTGTAGGTTTCTACAAAGGTTTCTTTTTTACAAACCATCTTATTCAGACGGTCATTGGTGTCATAAGCGGCACCACGATATACGACTTTAGCCATGAGATTACCTCCAAAGAAATGAGTTAATTAAAACCCGTTCCTTCGGGCGGTTTGCGTCTCCGAAGAGATGAACGAACCCGTTCCGCCGTCCTACTTGCGACCAGTTTCCTGGTTGAACGTAAGCACATTATAGTGCTATTAACTTATATAGTCAAGTTTAAATAAGTTCTTGGTTCTTAAGATATTGCAATGTTTCCTTCATACCACCAACATGCTTAAACCCAATGTTAATTTGTGGGTATTCTGCATTAGAACCAAACTCGGATTCAAATCCTCTTTGAGTAAAATGTTCATTCAGTTTATATTCAAGAAATTCACCACCAATATTCTTAAGGAGCATACTAATACGCTCACATTCTTGGCTACCGTTACTATAGATTACTGCCGTTTCATTCATAGTGGATAAGACTTAATTAGATAACTTTTAAACTCTGGTACGTGTGCTAATGTAGACTGTAATATAAACCATTTAGAAGCAGTGGAAATGATATTATAAGTTTTTATTTCATCATCCATAAATTGAATCGCTATAATATAATGTTTCACTCAATCTCTCTGCCTCCAATCTTCTGGTTTATCTTGTGAGAAAAAGTCGATTATATCATCAGCACTTGTAAATCCTGTGCGATGATTTGATGGATCTGGATCTCCAAGATCCATCGCATTCATAAAGTCATCTAGACTTCCTTCTTGCATCTCTGGATTATTTGCTGCTCTTCTTGCTCTACGAAGCATTGCCTCTGCAGATCCATTTGACTTTGCAAGTTTCTGAGCCCAAATCATATCTTCTATTAGGACTTCTTCACGTCTTGCAATTCTACCACAAATACTCTCCATTCGGAGTCTATATTGAGAAGAAAGCATTATATCCCTCGTTTAGTTTTATTTATCGGTATCTATTTCTTTTAATAAATTGCTAACGATATTTTCTGTTCCATCCATTTCTTTAATAGTATATAAAGGAGACTTCATATACTTTTTAATTTTTTTATATTTTTTAAGAAGATTTTTTACTTCATTTTTGTTAATAGATACTTCAATGTTTTCTTCACTAAATCCTTCACTCATCTTTTTTTCTTCTTTTCTGTGGTTTTAATTCCCCAAAGTTTGGGATTCACTCTTCCATATCCAAAGTCAATCTTTTGAACTGCACCTGGACCATACTTGTCATAATACATGTCGAAGAGATCTACTCTTTTACGACATCTAGTTAAATCAACAAAAGTTTCATCACCAACTTTATACCAGATACAATATGCATCATTTGGAAATGATGGATCTTTTATTTTTTCAAGTGTGGTTTTTTCTAGAAGTATTTGACATCCATATTCGTGGGGCAGAACATTTTTTACAATTCTATTTTCTTGTTCTGCCATAGTTTTTTCCTCTACAATAGAAACTGTCACGAACGACCTCCCCAACGAATATCAGGATAAGCCTCAGAAACAATTTCTTTAGTGATTTTATATTTATCTTGCAATTTTTTATCCTTAGTTAGAATTACAATCTCTGCCTCTTTTGGATGAAGACTACGAAGAAGGCTGATAAACATAGTCTCCCTTCTAATAGCAGTCAATCCATCATTTCCATGCTTCACATAGTGATAAAGATTTCTAAATTCTCTGCGGAGTGATGTCCTTCCTGTAGAATCTAGATCTTGGCCAACAGCAGATGCTCCACCACCAATCTCTTTACCAATATTTTCGGAAAGAGTTCCACTATAAACAGATTGTTCATTTGCATCTGCATAAGGAACATCTCCCCCAGGAAGCATAGAAATTACAGTCTCATCAAAGTTCCAGATAAAAATACTCTTCAAAGAATCATGTTCATATTTTTTAAGAAACTCAATTTTCTTTGCTTTAGTTCTTTGACTCGATACAACTTCTAAAACCTCAAACATAAATGGATTTGGTGGAAGATCCACTGGTGTAGTTTGAGGTTTTGTTTCTGCCTTTGGTTTTGCAGTTGCTTTAGGCTTTGTTGTCCTAGTCCTCGTCGTCTTCTTCGGTGTAGTCGTCATAATTGTTTTCAAATCGTACTGCTAAAATTTCATCAGGTAAGAGATTACCATTCTCATCAAACATCTCTGGATGAGTATATACTGGTGCTGTGGTGTAGAAGTGTTCTTTTGCCAACCATCCTACCACACCACCAACAAAAAAGAACATTATCGAAATAAGAGTGCTGATCGTTAGAGTTACTGCTAACATTTTCTTTCTCCAGAGAGAGTTTATTTTTTCCTAATGTCTATGTAAAAGTTTAGGTGTAAAACAATTTCTCTTCGGAAGAGAGAAACCATCTTACCAAACTTTAATTGAAAAGTTTTTGGTGGTTCTGGTTTACTCCTCCTATTACGTAACATTAACTCAAATCCCCGATTAATTTGGGGTTCTGTTTTATTTAGTTTTCTTTCGTCGGCCTGGTCGCTTGTCATGACTGTACTTCCATGCATCTTCTAAGATGCCATACAAATATGTTTTAATCTTTCTTGCTTGTGGTTTTGGAATATGTCCGTATGCTTCACGAAGCATCTTGTGATTATTGTCAGAACCACCCTCAAGGTACTCTTCCAATTCATTTACTAAATCAGAAATTTCAACAGAAGTTTCGCTAGAAATAAACTCTTCAACTTGCTTCCTCGTCACATTTCTCAATTTTAAATAATCATAAAATTTTAAAACAAATTTATTTTCAAAAGCAAAGTCGATTGCTTGGTCAACATCAAAATAAACTTCGTGAAAATTGTTGTCCATTAAATAATCTTATTTTCCAAAAGGTACATTACAGTTTCATTGCATCCACCAATCAAATTATCATTCAAAAGAACTCTGGGGAATGTAGATCCTTTTCCAAATTTATTATAAAAATCTTCTCTATTAAAGTCAACATCAAGTTTCTTAACTTCATATTGAAGATTTGATAGATTAAGAACCTTTTCAACTTTTGAGCAATAAGGACAGCCATCCTTCGAATAAATTGTAAAGTTCATAGATAACAATAAAAACTGAAAGTTATTTAGTAATAAAAGGAATTCCTTCTGCTTCTGGTAAAAGAATCGTTTCTTCAGAATCTGATAGTCTCTCTTTTGCAGAAGGCAATCCTAATTGTCCTGGAAGTTGTTTATCTGTCGTAGAAGTTATGTCAATAACTTGATCTACAATAAATCGATTCTTTCTATATGCTCTATTGGCAGGACTAAAAGAAATCATCATTTTTGCATCTTCCAAAGTAGAGCACTCTGCAATCTTAGATCCAGTATTTAAGTTAATTATAGAATAACTTTCATGCATGATATGCTTTCAAATCTGGATTTGGTTGAGAAGGAACTACAGGATTGCGACTTACATTTTTGATTACAATAAAAGCATCCTTCTGATAAGTGATAGTTCCAAAAGGTTTTGCCCACTTGGGGTTTGCATCTGGATGAGTTGCGGTTCCCGTTGCGGCAACACCTCCAATATCAACCCTCAGTTCATCTTCAGGGCCCCATCCAAGTTCCTGAAGGGCAATAGAAAACTGCCCAAGCATATTAGCACTTGTCTTTTTTTCTGTCATTGGTCTCACTCCGTGGTTCTTCATTATACAATGGTTTACCTGGCCTGTAAAGTTGAGGCCAGGTATCTCTCAGCATTTCTGAGACTTTATGTGGCGTTTCAGAGTTAATCATTTCTAGGGATTGTGATCTTTAGTTCCCTTTACTTTATTATAACCCCAAACAATAAGAGCGCCAGCACCGACGCCTACGATACAGCAGATAATCATGTGTCCTAAATGATGCATTGGTTTTTGTTTAATCTAAATCAGTTTACGGTAACGTGTCCGATCATTCCAGCCCCTTTATGAGGATCACACCAAAAGGTATACTCACCAGGAACATCAAAGGAAACGTCAAAGGATTCTCCAGGAGAAAATGCCAGACCTGTATGGCTGAGCTCGGGATGACCATCAA